AATAGTAAGGGGATATTTCTATTGAGTAAATTGGTCTTTTTAAAATTTTTTTTTATAAATTTACACCAAATATTTTTTTATGCTAAATGGTTTAAGTCCTTTACAAATACTGCAAGCTAGGTTAATGGGAGATAGTTTGGCTTTTACAAAGTATTTCTTCCAAAAGAGGTTTAATAGAAGTTTTGTTGTCAATAGTCATCACGAGATTATTTGCAAGGCAATGGACAGAATATTGCGAGGCGAGTTAAAAAGGGTTTGTATAAGTATTGCTCCGAGATATGGTAAGACTGAATTGGCTGTTAAGAATTTTATCGCTTTGGGATTGGCACATAATCCAAGTAGTAAGTTTATTCATTTGAGTTATAGTGGTAGTTTAGCTGAGGACAATAGTGAGAGCGTAAGGGATTTTGTTGATAGTGAGGATTATAGTGCTATATTCCCTTATGTTGAGTTAAGTAAGAGTAGTGCGAGTAAAAGCAAGTGGGCGACTACTGCGGGTGGTGGCGTTTATGCTACTGCGACTGGAGGACAGATAACTGGATTTGGTGCGGGGGAAGTTGATAGGGATATTTTGGGTGCGATGCCCGATGAGAAGAAAAATTCATTTGCGGGTGCGATTATTATTGACGATGCGTTAAAGCCAGACGATGCCTTGTCGGATTTGAAAAGGCAAAGGGTAAATGAAAGGTTTGAGAATACGATTAGGTCAAGAACCAATAGTAGAGATACGCCTATTATAGTTATTGGTCAGAGGTTGCACTCTAATGATTTGATTGGGTATTTAAAGGAAACGGAGGAGGATAAGTGGGAATTTATAGATATTCCTTGCATTACCGTTGATAAGTTTGGAGTTGAACACGCATTGTGGGAATTTAAGCAGACTTTGGCTGAATTGAACAATATTCGGCAAATTGACGAGAATGTATTTGAAACTCAGTACCAGCAGAACCCACAAGACTTAAAAGGTAAGTTATTGCCTTTGCAGAGCTTAAAGTTTTGGAATTTTGCTAATATTCCATTTGAGAGTATAGTTTGGAAGTTTGCGGTTGGCGATCCAGCAAATGTTGGTGGAGATTACTACTCGATACCATTTATGCACGTTGCCATTATTGAGGGTAAGTTGTTATGTTTTGTAAAAGCTATTGTTCACAGCAAGGAGGGAATTGAGGTTGTGAATGACAGGATGATTGACAAGACTAGGGAGCATTTTATTGAGGAGGTGTTTTTGGAGGTAAATGGTATTGGTGCGGCAGCGTTTATGTTGTTAAAGCGTGATTTGAGTAATACGACTAAAGTCAAGCCGTTTACGGTAACAATTCCAAAAGAGGCTCGGATATTAAGCAATAGTGAGTTTATACGAAATCATTTTGTTTTTGACGAGAGGTACAAGGAGGATCAAGAGTATTCGAGATTTATTAATCACGTTACAAGTTACGATAGAGAGAGCAGTAATACGCATAAAAAAGATGCTATTGATAGTTTAGCGAGTGCCGCTAACATTTTAAAGATAAAATATAAGAATTTGTTATTTGGTTAATTAAATTTTATATATTTGTTGCAAAATATTATAATAAATGGCGTGGTCATTATTTGGTAAAAAGAAAAATTCTCCGCAAGGTTTTGCAGAAGTTCAGAATGATGGAGCTTGGCTGAGTTATTTTAATCAATATTTACAGAACGTTAATGGCGATAGGTTAATTAAGTTTGACCAAAGTAGAGCTTACGAGTTGGCAAATACTATTGCTGAGATATTTATACCAATTGATGCAATTGCTGAAAGATGTGCTAATATCAAATATGATATTATAAACAGAACTACTCAAGAGATAATAACTCCACAAGGGAACTTAAAGAAGTTATTAGATACTCCTAATCCTTTGGATAAGTTTAGTGATTTGATTTACCAAGAGGTGTTTAGTAAGTTGGCTGATGGTAATAGTTATTTTTACACAAAGACCGCAGATAGCATTGTTAATCCTACTTACGACAATATTAGTAACATTTGGGTGTTACGACCTAACTTAACAAGTCCAGTATTAAAAAAGAGCATTAGTAATCCTTTTTTAATGAAAAGCATTGGGGATTTAGTTGAGTATTACAAAACGTTCTTTTTTTATGAGCATCAGATACAGCCGAGATATGTATTGCATAATACGGCATTAGGTATTACACAAACTGGAATGGGTAGAAGTCCATTGTTTGCTTGTGAGAAAAACATAAATAACATATTGGCAGTTTATCAAGCAAGGTATAATGTTTATGCTAAGAATGGTAATGCTGGTATTTTAGCAAAAGCTCCAGTTGGTGGAGGAGGTGCTAGTTTACAAGAAGCTATTGATCCTATCACTAGAGATACGATGCTTAAAGATTTGCAAGACCGAAATGGATTGACTGGCGATAAGAACTTTATTGGAATGTCAAGTGTGCCTTTGCAGTTCATTAAGACGTTGGGAACGATTAAGGAGCTAGAGCCATTTGATGAAACATTAGAGAACGCTATTAAGATTGCTGGTGTTTTTGGGGTTAATAAAGAATTGATACCAAAGAAAGACAATGCGACTTTTAGTAATCAAATGATTGCAGAGAAAAGTTTTTGGCAGAATGTAATTAAGGGAACGGCTTATGATGTGGCTAAAAGTTTAAACAAGGCTTATTATTTGCCAGCAGAGTGGACTTTTGAGCCTAACTTTAGTGGTATTGAAGCATTGCAAGAGGATAAAAAAGCTGGTTTTGAAGCAGATGGCTTAATGATTGATAACTTAGATAAGTTAAAAGCTAACGGAATAGATATGTCAGAAGCATATTTAAAAATACAAGAGAGATACAATGGAAAATAAAATATTAGAATTTAAGGCGCAAAGGGATTTGTTTAAAAATCCAGTTTCACTTGGTCTTGATGCTGAGAGAGCAAGGTTAGAAATTACTGCTGATAGAAAGGTAAAAGGATATGCTATTGTTTGGGGAAGCAAGAATGACTATAATGAGATTGTATTAAAGGGTGCAACTCAAAATAGTCTTAATGCAAGGGGTGCTGGTAGCACAAGTGGCAATCCAATTTTAGTTTTAAACCAACATAGACAGACAGAGCCGTTGTGCAGACCGACAATATTACAAGAAGATGATTATGGTTTATATTTTGAGGGAGATATAATCGAGGGTGTAGGTTATGCAGATGAAGCGGTTAATCAAGTATCTCAAGGTGTTTTAAGACAATTATCTTATGGTTTTAACTATATATGGGATAAAACAGAGTATGATGCTACAATAGATGCTTATATTCTTAAAGAAATAAAGTTAGGGGAGATTTCACTTGTAACATTTTCTAGTGATGAAAATGCACAGTTAAGAAGTTTTAACCAATTACAAGAAAGAGCAGTATTGGACAAATTTAGTCCAGATCAAATTACGGATTTACATAATCTTTTAGCGACAAGAGCCGTGACGAACACTCAGATAGAAGAAAAGATTATAGAGGTTGATAAAGGAAAAGTAACACTATTTTAAAAAGAAAAAAAATGGAATCATTAAACTTAAGAAGTGCGCTAGAAAAAAATGGCGCAACATTGGATGAAAACCAATTGAAGTTTGTTTCGGCTATTGAGAACGAAATGAACGAAAGAGCAAAAAAACAAGAAGAAGCGTATTCAGCATCTTTGACAGAAGCGTTAAGAAGCGTATTAGGAGCGCAAGAAAAAAACGAGCAAGGACAAACAGTAACAGTTGCAGAGCAATTGCGTAACCTTGCAGAGGGATTAGAGAAAGTTGAGAAAAACAATGTTAGACAATTGTCTAATATGGAAAAATTCCAACTTCGTAAAATGGTAAAAGAGCAACACAAAGATATTTGTGAGGCTATTAGAAATGGTAATGACTTAGAGATTACTTTCAACGCAAAACGTGCCGCTGCTATTTACACAGCTTCAACTGCTGTTGCAAATGATACAGGTGTATTATTGCCATTGAATGAAAACTTCGAGTTTGAAAGCGAAATTTCTAAAATTCGTTACCCAGAGAATTTCATCTTAGATGTAATCTCTAACAGACAAGTTGCAAGAGTTCCACAACAAATTATCAAAAACGAGCAAGCTACTGCTGAGGGAGCTGTTGCTTTAGTTGCTGAGGGTGGTACTAAGCCATTAGTATCTGATACATTCTTGAGAACACTTACTTTGCGTAAGAAATATGCTGCTCACATTGAGTGGACTGAGGAATTTGAAGTTGACAACGAATTGTTGTACAATGAAATCCTTATGATGTTTGAAGAAAAAGTAATCAGATTTTGGAATAACGGATTGATTGGAACTATTGTTTCAAACGGTACTGCTTACACTACTTCTGTAATGGATGACACTTTGGTTATTCCAGATAACGGACTTGCGGTTATTGCTGCACAATCTGTAATCAACGGAATGAACTTCAACGCTGATTTAGTTCTTATGCACCCAAGTGATATTGTAACTACAATGTTCACACAAGATACAGAGGGTAATTCAAGATTATTGCCTTATATGCAAAATGGATCAATCAACGGAATGAGAGTTGTTTCTTCAAACGCAATTACTTTAGGTACTGCAATTGTAATGGATAGTTCAATCTACCGTGAAATGCACTCTGAATTTATCTTGCGTTTTGGTACTTACAACGACCAATTTATCAAAAACCAGAAGTCAGCAGTTGGAGAAGTTTACTCTATCTTAAGAGTGGCTAAAAACAACTTGCCTGGAGCGATGGCGTTTAGCCTTGCAACAGTAAGAGCTGCGTTATTGAAACCAACACCGTAATTTTTAAACTCTAATATATGTCAAATTTTAGTATCAAAGAAGAAGAAGCAAAAATTGTAGGAACTGCTACATTCGATAAAGTATCGGATTACAAAGCAGTTGAACTAGATGGAAATACTTATTTACTACACAAAGTTCACGCTGAAAAGTTAATCGCTAAGGGGGTTGCAAAATTGGCTAAGGATGTGAAAGTAAAAGAGAAAACTCCAGAAATGACTTCAACCGTAATAGAGAAATAATGATAATAAATGCTCAATACTTTCAGACTAAGGAATTATATATTCCAAATGCTGTTGCACAACCGAGTATCGGAAGTGTATTACCGACTGCGACGACACAGTTAGCTCAAGAGATTGAAAGTATTGAGCAATCATTGTTACTTGATATTCTTGGTTACGAGCAACTACAAGAGTTAAATGCACAATTTGAACCAAACGGAGATTGGATTGCAAATCCAGTTCAGAAATGGGTTGACCTAGTGGATGGTAAAGATGATTGGAAAGGTTTGAGATATACCATAGGAACAAAGAAGATTAGCTTAATAGCTTATTATGTTTTCTTTTATTATTTAGGTATGGACTTTCAAACTTACTCTACAACTGGTATGCAAATACCACAAGCAGAAAATTCAGTTGCGAATGATCCTAGCGTTAAACAAGTTTCAGTTTGGAACAAGTTTGTAATGATGTATGTAGGTAGAGGAATGAATAATAATGGCGATGTTTCAAATAATTGGAACGGAGAATTTATTAGTTTTGGAAACACAAATATAGGGAACGAAGTTACTTTGTATGAGTATTTAAGCAGAAACAATGATGTTTATGATATTACTTATTTTAGAAACAAAACTCCTTTAAACTACTTTGGTTTATGATAGTTGTAGAAGAATTTTTGAATGGATTGTTTGATAATTTGCCTTTAATAGATGGTTACAAAACTATTTACAAATGGGGAAACAAGCAACATTTATTAAGACAACTAGAGCTATTTTCA